CCCCCTTTTTTGATTTAGGATATATTATGATAGCAAACTTGTGTGCATACAAGTACCCCACGATTTATGGTAATTGGGCAGAAATGTATTGTCACATTACACTTGCCTTGAGCAATTTAGGATATACTGTAAATAGAAGTCCTTTAATTGATGCTCCTAGTCTAGAGAAAATGACTATCAAAGGTATTATAGATAATCCCGAAGATCTATACATTTATAATCATACCTTTATAGAAGAACTACGGCAACAAGAGTTGGTACGTGGTCCTAACATCCTCATACTTAAACCTACTGCACCCACTCCTTCTCATTTTACAATAGACAGGATAGGTTACGCAGCATCTTCTTCTATCACATATACGAAACCTGATTACGAAAATTATGACAGTACGTCATTCTTTCAAAGGGATGTGCCTTCTTATATTAGCAATAGAGAGTCTAAGTGGTCAGATAGAGAAGAGTTTCAATTTTTGAACGAACCGTTACACGTACCAGATAATCACGTATTGATATTAGGCCAGATGCCTGGCGATGAGACAGTAACTAAAATGTCTTTCGGTAATCACTGGGATAAGTTTTGTCAGATAGTAGATGAACTCAAAGGTACGCAATCATTAGTTGTTAAGGTACATCCAACCTTAAAAAGAGAGGCCGAAGACTGGGGTTTCTATGAAAATAAAATCAAAGAATGGCGCTCTTCTGGTATCATAGTATTTGAAGATTTCGAAAGTCTGTATGATATTCTACCGAAAACAAAAGTTGCAATACTAGAAAACAGCACATCGGGTATAGAATGTATGATGCATGAAGTTCCCGTCATTTCGTATGGATATCCGGAATATCATTGGGAGACTAAAGACCTTCGTCATCTTTGTCAAGTGAGAGATTTTGTTAATAACCTATCTTGGTATAACAAAGAAAGGGCTAAAAGTTTCGTTGCATGGTACTGCCAACAGTATCAATGTTATGATTATGAGAGCACTGTGAGGCGACTTACAGAACTTTTATCAAATAACGGTTGAAAATCGTTATAAATATAAGAAGAATATTTCTAACATGTGTGGGAAAATACAATGCCAGCAATAGTAAGACAAACACTTAGTCGTAAATTAGCTAGAGATCTTTTATTAGATATCGCTAATCCCGACAATGAATACTACATTGGTATCTCAAAGTCAGATACTTTCAATGAACAAGATACAGTGGTCCCACCAGTCGATTGTCCTTTTGATGAAAGAGAGTTTAGACATAGTCTACAGTCAATCAAAAAGGTTGAAGGTTCGACCTTTGTAGCCAAAAGGGTTAACTGGTCATCTGGTTCAGAATACTCTGGTTGGGACGACACCACGGCATCGGATGTTGTAGAACCTTGGACTCCTTGGTATGTCATGAATGACGCCAAAGAAGTTTACATATGTTTAGAGCCTGGTTTGAATATCGACGGTACTAGGAAACAGTCTATCGTGGAACCTAATTGGGGAGTACACGCTCCTATGAGTCCAGAGACTGATCCTAACGCACCGATGTTTAACGTACGCGAGTGGTGGAAACCATTCGAAACTGCTGACGGTTATATTTGGAAATATTCATTCTCTTTAAGACCAGAAAATATTTATCAGTACCTATCATCAAACCACATCCCAGTACAGAAGGCAGAGATTGATCTACCTACAGGGGACTCCATCGAAGACCTACAAACTACGGTCAGAGATGAGGCCATTGGTGGTCAGATACTTCGAGCAACCATCATTGACGCAGGTACCGGACACTCTAGTATTCCTACTATTAATATTCACGGTGACGGTACTGGCGCTGTCGCAGTGGCAGAAATAGATACAAATACTGGTGCAGTAACTAAGATTAAAATGACGAACTACGGTAGTGGTTATACTCACGCATCTTTTGAAATCATTGGTGGTGTAACTACGACTATTGCACAAGCAGTAGTAACTAGTCAAGCCGGATTGGGATTCGATCCTATAGATGATTTGAAAACAAGTTCAGTCATGACAAACATCAAGCCAGATGGTGATGTTGGTGGTACCTTTATTACACTCAATACATTCCGACAGATGGGTCTGATCAAGAATCCTCTTAAATCGGATGGCACTCCTTACGTTGGAGCATCTGTCAAGACTCTACCTTCTATTACTCTAGAAAACACTTCACCATTTGAATCAGGTAAGACAGTCACTGGTTCTATATCTGGTGCTACGGCATATGTTAACCAGTCGATAGATAAAGAAGTATTTTATCATCAAAATGAATCTACAGGTTTCAAGCCATTCCAAGTAGGTGAGGCATTAGTTCAGTCGGGAATAGTGCTTACAGGGGATATCGAGAGTATATCTCTAGTCAATGGTATAGACAGGTTCTCCGGAAATGTCATGTACATTGAGAGTCGTCACAGAATTCGACGTGACCCAGAACAACAAGAAGACATTAAGATAGTAATCACCGTTTAGGATTAATCATGGCAGATTTTACAAACAAAACGTTCAAAGAAACATACCGCGATTTCTACAACGCTGAAGATGGCTATCATCGTGTATTGTTTAATTCTGGACGAGCTCTACAAGCAAGAGAATTAATAGAATCGCAGACAATTCTTCACGAAGAGATTTCTCGATTTGGACGCAACCTATTTAAAGAAGGCGCATTAATCAATCCAGGCGGTGCAACAGTAGACACTACCCTTGAATATATTCGTCTAGATAATAGTAGTGCTCTGGATTTCAATGCAGTTGGTGAGGTTTTCACTAGCGCATCTGGTTTAGAATTCAAGGTTCTGGAAGTACGAGTATCAGATGCAATTGAGAACCCACCCCCAACTACTCTTTACGTACAGTACACTAATACTATTAATGTAGTTGACGATAAAAAGTCTGCACGAGTATTACCAGAAGAAACTTTGACTTGTACAATATTTGGCACACAGAAGACACTGACCGTTGCAGAGGATGGTGTTATCTCAGCAGCTGGTCGTGGAACAAAGGCACACTTTGCTTCAGGTGACTTCTTCGTTGAAGGTCACTTTGTGTTTATGGAAGGTGGTAGTACATTCATCGACCCATACAGTCATACTCCTACTGCTGACATTGGTTTCCGAATCGAACAGAGTATCGTTACAGCATTTGATGAGAATAAAGAAGACTTGTACGATAACCAAGGTGATGTTCCAGATAAAACTGCGCCTGGTGCTGATCGATATCAGATCAAACTAATTCCAACAACTCGTGACCAAGTAGAAGTTGAAGAGAACTTCGTATTCATTGCACGTGTCGTTGATGGTAATATTACCCGTGAAGTAAATACGTTTGATTCATATAACAGAATCAATGATTTACTGGCACAAAGAACAAAAGAAGAATCGGGCAACTATGTAGTTGAAGAGTTCAAATCAATCTTCAAAGAGTCTGAGAATGATGATAACCTAACTCTAGACGTTACCAAGGGTATCGCGTATGTCGACGGATATCGTTTAGATATCGGACAAAATGAAATAGAAGTTCCTAAGTCAAGAGACACTGTAGCGTTCGCAAACGAATCTGTACCAGCAACATATGGTAACTATGTCTATATTGATTCATCTACTACTCAAGGGTTTGGTCAACTCAACGTCTTCGGAGAAGTTCGATTAAAGAATGGATCTGACTTTATCGGATACGCTAACGTTCGAGGAGTTGATGATGACGCTAAAGGATGTAGGTTATATCTATTCAACATTCGAATGGACGGTATTTTTTCAGGATCACCAGCCGTTAGAATCGGAACAGAAAACTTCTCCAATGTTGATTCTCTGTTTGATGAAGCGACACAGAATACTATACCTTTACTTGATGGAGACTCTACTCTTTACGGCACTTCTGAAAACAGTCTATTATTTCCTCTACCTAAGAACAGTCCTAAAGCAAGCACCATTGAGTCTGCAAGCTTCACAGTTCAAAAGTTCAATGAGGTCACTTCAGACGGAGCCGGAAACTTATCGTTGTCTGGTGTAGAATATCAGGACTGGGTTATTGCTGAAGCAGACGGACCTATCGTAGCTGTCAGTACTAACAACGGTTCTTATCAAAATCTAGCAGAAAATAAAGATTATGTCGTTGCCACATATCAGGAAGTAAGTTCAGGTCCTAAATCAAAGACTCGTACTACTGCAACAGAAAGTTTTGATATCACTAATGTTGATCAAGAGGCAAGACCATTAAATCTGGAGTTTCCGGACGTAATCTCTATCATTTCAGTAACACATAAAGATGGTAATGTTGATACTGATATAACCAATCAGTTTATTTTAGATGGTGGACAGAGAGATAACTTCTACGACAATGGATCTGCTCATGTTAAGGGTGGGTACAAAATACCTACGGGCGCTAACGTTGTAGTTGAAGTCGAATATGAATACTTTGCTCATGGTGCCGGCGGACGATACTTTGCATGTAGTTCATATGCAAATGAAGAATACGAAAATATTCCTAATCACACAACTGCTGGTGGACAAGTAATCTCCCTACGTGATGTATTAGATTTTCGTCCTACTAGGAAACCAAAGCAGACTGGAGATGTTTACAACCAACAATTTAACATCACTCAACTTCCTCAGAACTCATCTTCTATAACTATCAATGAAGTTGAGTACTACTTACCTCGTATTGATGTTTTGGTTGCGAATGCAACCGACAGTCGAGGTAGTGTTGGATTCGGTGAACTACAGGTTATCCAAGGCGAACCAAACATTAATCCACGTGAACCAGAAATCCCAACAGGTTCTCTGGCACTATACAAGTTTGCATTAAACCCGTATACTTTTTCAAGTTCAGACCTAACAAGCACATTCATTCCAAACAAACGATTCACAATGAAAGATATCGGTAAGTTGGAACAACGTGTCACAGACTTGTTTGAACTGACTACATTGAGTCTGCTAGAGTCTAGCACTAACTCATTAGTAGTGCTTGATGAGAACGGTAATGCAAGAACCAAGGCAGGATTTATTGCAGACAACTTTAGTTCATTTACGTTCTCTGATATTGACAATCCAGAATATCGTGCTTCTATAGATGCACAGGGACACTTGAAGCCATCTTTCCGTGAGAACTCTGTTCGACTTATATACAGTCCAGACAATTCTTCTGCTGTAACGTCAGAAAAGAGTGGTGACGTAGTAACTCTACCATACCAAGATGAGAATTTGGTATCTCAAACACTCGCTACTAGCACAATGAATATCAACCCGTTTGCAGTGATAACTCAAACAGGTCACTTAGAACTGTCACCGTCTTCGGATGAGTGGGTCGAGACTCGTACTCTACCACCAATCATGCAGACCACAGTGCGTCGTTTCGAAAACTTCGAAGCAGACCTATGGAACAATCCTACAATACGTGACAGGAACTTCAGACTACGTAGTGGTAACAACCTATTCACAACGATGCCAAGGGACGTGTCCTTCAGAGAAACTACTCGAAGCATACAAGACTTCATTGGTGAACAGGTTGCAGATGTAGAAGTAATTCCATTCATGCGGTCTCGTAGAATTAAGTTCTCGGCCAAAGGTCTTCGTCCTAACACTAAGATGTTCGCATTCTTCGGTGGTGTGAAGATGGACAAATGGGTTCGACAAGAAACATCAGAATCTAGGTTCTCCGACAGTCCTACAGAATTTGGTAGTGAATACTCCAATGCATTGGAATATCCAGCTGCTCTGGGTGGGAAGTCCTCACTACAGACAGACGACAAGGGAGAGATCGTCGGTAGTTTCTTCTTACCTAATACAAGTGAATTCAACTTCAGAACAGGTACTCAAGAGTTTAAACTTCTTGACGTAAGTGAAAACGATGAAGATGAGGCATTATCAACAACTCGTGCATCATACACTTCAACTGGTTCTATCGAGAGTGTTCAAAGAACAGTACGTTCCACTCGTGTTATAGAAAGAGTCCGTGGTCGAAGAGACCCACTAGCACAGACTTTCTACGTTGACCAGATTGAAAACCCTAATGGTTTGTACATCACTAAGGCTCACATATACGTTGATACTAAAGATGATGTCATTCCACTACAAGTACAGATCCGTCCAGTAGAGAATGGAATACCAACTAGCAGCATTATGCCAGGCGCAGTTAAGTTTATTGAACCTATTGATGTAGTAGTCGCAACTAACAGTATTAGTGGTAATGGTTCTGGTCCAGCAGAGACTATGGCAGACGTTCAGGCATCTCCGACCGTTGTCGAATTTGATGAACCAATATACTTGACAAGTGGAGAAGAATACTGTATAGTACTACTTGCAGAGTCGGTAGAGTATAACGTATATGTCGCAGAGACTTATAAGAATGTATTCGGAAGCCGTGAAGACAGAATCACTAAGCAACCTACACTAGGTTCACTATTCCTTTCACAGAACGGATTCACATGGACTCCAGATCAAACTAAAGACCTTATGTTTAAATTAGACCGTGCAGAGTTTGATACAAGCGGTTCGGTCGTTCTTGACAACGGTATACTACCGAAGGTTACTTTGGGGAATGATCCAATAAACACCGTCTTGGGTTCAAACACTATACAGATATCTCATGAAGGTCATGGATTCAGTCATAATAATACTGTCACTATATCAGGAGCATCTTCGGTATCTGGTATCCCAGCTTCTGAGTTAAATGGTAGTCACGTAGTGAAATCTCCTACATCGGAAGGGTATAGTATAGAACTAGGAACTATCGCTGTTTCTTCTATATCTGGTGGTGGTGATCAGGTAACTGCATCACAACAAGTTTACTTTGATCAGTACGTACCACAGATACAGACACTTATCCCTAACTCGACAAGCATATCATCAAAGATTAAAAAGACAAATGCTCTTTCATATGGTAATGGTCGTTCTGATAGTATGTTCGATACGGTACTACAACAAGAAGAAACTGTATTCTTAAATGACTTTAACTCTAATCAGGTTCCTAGTGTTATTGCTTCAAGCGATAACGCTTCTTCTCCTACAATGAAGTTGATCTTGAACATGAGTACTTCGGACACTAAAGTGTCACCTCTAATTGACTTGCAGAGAACATCTGCATTGACTCTTGAGAATGTCATTGATACAGATGATGCTGCACAGCACATTACAATTCCGATAGTGGTCGATGAATCCTCACTAGGACTAAAGATCATATTTGCTGCAAACAGACCAGCAGGTGCTGACTTCGATGTTTATGTTAAAACAGCAGTAGACGAAGATACTTTTGAAAACGGATCTTTGTGGGTAGAGGCAACAGCAGATAACTCCCTTCCTTCAGATGATAATCCATCAACTTTCCGTGACTACGAGTACACCATCAACACAGATCAATTCTCTGTCTTCCAAGTGAAGATTGTGATGAAGTCTAATAGTTCTTCTAAGTCTCCGGTGATTAGAGATTTACGTGCGATTGCATTGATAACAGGTGGTACGGGTAGTACGGGTGGCTCAAACACCGGCAATGACGGAAACGATACAGGTTCAGGTGGAGATGATACAGGTTCAGGTGGAGATGACACAGGTTCAGGTGGAGATGATACAGGTTCAGGTGGTGGCGGAAGTGGTGATGGAAATACCGCTGGTACAACCGCAGCCGCATTCCCTGAGATAAGTCAACTACCAAGTTCAGTATCTGTCACAGGTGCTCCTCGTATCCTGAGTCAGTACAATCCTGAGTCAGATATTAATTCGTATATGACCCCGAACAAGTACTGGCATCAAGGCACACGAAGAGTTCGATTGTTTGCTAAATTCGATAATAATGGCGATTTCCAACTATACACTAATGACCCTAAAAAAGGAAGTGTCAATGTTGGTGATGATGAGCTAACAGGAAGTACTGTCTTGGCTACTGGTAAGTGGTTGGACAGACCAGTACAAGTAGGAGAGATTTTTGAGTGTGGTTTTAGAATCACTCATGTTGACGGTGTAGAACTACCTGCTTACTCTGGTGCTTTTCCAACACCGGCCACTCCTAGAGAAGAACTACGTAACGTAGGTACTGGTGCAGACATAGGTTATCAGGAAGTCATTTCCGTCGACGTTGGTAAACTCAATACGGCCGGTCAAATGATAACTTGGGCTGGGCATGGACTAGTTATTGATGAACACAGCAACTCGCTTGACAATGGTCTTCCGTGGACAGTCGATTCACTGCATCTAGATCCAACCGTGGATATCACTGGTACATTACGAATAGAAATATTTGTTGACCCAGATGATAGTGAAGATAATGCAACACCTCTTACAGGAACTACTTCTATACCATTAGACGTTAATTATACTCTAGAAGGCGGATCACTAGTCGATGACTCAGCTGAGTCTCAGTTGGTTCTTCTGAATGCAGATGACGGGTTTGTTTATGACCAAGACCCTATCCTTACATACTATTCTCTAGATTCAACCAAACCTAAAAACTTCCATGAAGGAGCAACGGTTGCCGATCAAGTATTGACAGTTGATGCAAACAGTACTGTCAACTTCCATATGATGTGGGGATCTGAACAGAACAGTACTATCAATGTAACCTTCGGGAATGCATGGACGAATTCAGGTTCTACAGTAACACTTAACCGTGGAGATTTCTCATCCTTTACCGTTGCAAATGCTCCACAGGGTACTAACGCTACTGTTACTGCAACAAGCACTCTGCGTGGTCTAACATTTACCAGAGAGATCAAGATGGTTGTCGGTGAAGGTGCTACATCCACACCCACACCTGGCGGTGGCGGTGGCGGGCCCGGTGATGACGGTAACCCAGATCAAGTATAATTATGAGTAATCATATAAAGGTAGAAGGTCACATGAATCTAGTACGAGATAAGCGTACTGGAGCTATACTAAATACCAACAAGAATGAAATGAATATTGCAAGAAAACTAAGTAAAATAAATAACGAGAAGCAAGAACATATTAACACATTAACCGAAGAAGTCAAGAGTCTAAAGGACGATATGTCTCAAATAAAAGATTTGCTCTTTCGTTTAGTAGAGGATAAAAATGAGTAATATACAAGTAGTCAATCTTGCAGATAATATTAATGCTGCTATTCTGAAAATTAATCAGAACTTTGCGGAAGTAGATTTATCTAAACTATCAGAAGCTGAAGTCAATGCGTTAATACAAGCTGCACTTGCCGATTTTGATGTCGGTTTAGACGCAGATGCGGTTCGTGCTGTAATTGAAGGCGCTAACTTAGATATGGGTAGCAATAAGATTTTCTACTCTAACGTATTTCAGAATGAGTCAGACCTACCAAGCGCATCATCCTATCACGGTATGTTTGCTCATGTCCATAATACTGGAGCTGCATATTTTGCTCACGCAGGTCAGTGGGTAAAACTTGCGAATGCCGGTGATGCCGGTGCTGGATCATTAGATGATCTAAGCGACGTGCAGTTAACCTCTAATGTTTTAATTGGACACGTCCTAAAGTGGGACGGGACCAAGTGGACCAACCTAGAAGACTCCACAGGTGGCGGAGGTGATCCTTCAGATCCAAGCGAAAATGGAACCTCTTTCTATCAAGCAACAATCTATAGAAGGGCAACATCACAACCAACAACACCTAGTGGTGGTACGTTCGATTTCCCTTCGGCCACACTAACCCCACCATCTGACTGGGAAGGAACTATCCCAGACGGTTCCGATGACCTATGGGCATGTAACTTCCTATTCAGAGACTTCCTATCACAACAAGGTACAATCACCGCAACGACGTGGTCAGAACCATACCGACTTGCTGGGTTGATTGATGTTAACTCCAACGGTGAATCATACGCACAGGTATCTATCTATCGTAGATGGTCAGCACCAGCAAATGGAAGTGAACCAGTTCTACTTTCACCGACCGGCGGATCTTTTGATTTTGACCCTTCGGTCAATCTACCTTTGACTGCACCTAGTGAGTGGTACTTAACACCGCCATCTGAGGAAGTGCAGACAGGAGATCTATACGTAAGTTCAGGTATTGCCACTACAAATGGTTTGGCAGAGGGGGTAACATTAGATCAGAGTATTTCATGGACACAGCCCCTAAAAACAAATACAGGAACTGACGGACAAGATGGTCGATCTATTTTCGAGAAGGCAGTTTATCGTAGAGTTCAAAAACCAGATGGATGGTCGGTTGGTGATGCTCTTCCTGTGCCACCAAAACCAGTGGGAGGTTTCTTTAACTTCGGTGAAGAGATCTTTGGTAAAACTGCACCGGACACACCTGGCCCACTAGATGACGCAGCTAACAACACCGGCGTTTGGTATGCTGGAGTCCCAACATGGGACCCAACTTCGGGCGAACCAGCTGGAGATGTATGGTCATCTGTCTATGCGTTCAGTGTCGTAGGTGATACGGGAACCAGCGTAGCAGTTGATGAAAACTGGAGCGAACCTACAATAGGTATTTTAGATAGTGTATCAACATATCGAAAGTCTCTATACGCACGTTCTATTAATAGACCGACTACTGATTTTACTGGTAACTCTGTTATTTACGATTTCACGGCAGACAAATTCCTAACAATAAACGCAGGCACTGACGCTATTGCTGGAATTGATGGTGATACTGCATGGTATGAAGAACCACCAGAACTAGACCTAAATGATCCAATGGATTTGTGGGAAGTATCAACCACTGCAAGTATGATTGGATATCTTGGCCAAGACAAAAATCTCACTTTCGGAGATATCAAACTAGTTCTTAACTATGCAATCGACGCAGAAGACGGATTCAGTTTCGTTCAATTAAATGCTTATAAGTGGTCAGCAACTAACCCAGGCACCCCACCGTCGGATGGTACCTTTAACTTCAATTCTAAGACTTTTGTAGTACCTACAGATTGGGATAGAAATGTTACTGAAAATAACGACGCCTCTAAAACACTATACGTCTCCTCTGGTGTCGCAAGTACTAAGGGATTGACGGAAGCGGACAATAACATCGACAGTGACATTGAGTGGTCGACAGCAGACGCGACAACTGCAGGCGGTTCAGGTCGTGACGGTAGGTCTACATTCAGAGCCGTAATTGTAAAAAGAACAAACGATGTTCCGGTCATTAATGGAGGCACTTTAGTTCCACCAACAGGCGGTGTTGTTAACTTCGCAGGGATCTCTAAGACTGTTTCCTCTCAAGAACTAACAGGAGCTAACGTTGGAAACATCACAACATTTCCACCTAACTCAGTAACTCCACCAGTTGGATGGTATGATCATGTTTCTGATATTCCGACAGGGGAAGTTCCAGACGGAAAGATTTGGGCAGTAGAACAAACCTTCGCAATCGATGGAGACGACTCTATAGATATTGGTGGCGAATGGTCCGCGCCATACGAAGATCATAACAACGGTGAGGATGGTTACTCAACCTTTTCTGCATCTGTTTATAAAAGAAGTGCAGACAAACCACCAGCAGATAGTAACGGTAAGTGGGGTCCAGTAGGTGCGACATACAATTTCTCGACAGACTTAATTCCAGTTGAAAGTTTATCTGGTGGATGGTCTGAAGAACCACAAGCTTCTAACGCAGCAAAAGACCCTCTATGGATGTGTCGCGCCACTGCAACAACCCAAGGTCTGACGGGAGAAGATCTTTCTCTGACTTGGTCGGAACCAGTAAAAGTATCAACAGACGGAGAGGATGGATTACCTGGCTCAGGTATTGTAGTAGATTTGACTAATGAGAACCATTCGATAACTGCTCAAAATGATGGTACATTATATAGCACCTCTCTTCTTGGTGCATTCACCACCCTACAAGCTTTTGATGGTGATGATATAATAGATCTTTCTAATGAAACGGTTAACATATCAATATCAACTCCAGACCTTTTGAAAGGTACTGGTGTTAACAGAGTCAACTGGATTACAAACGGATTAGTTACGACAATAACACACGTCGGAAAGAATGTTGATGAATTTACATTAGCGTTTTCTGTATTGGGTAAATCCACAACATTCACACTGACAAAGGTAAAGGCAGGTGCGGATGGTATACCACCAACAGTATATCGATTGGTAACTAGCGCCAATGTTATTAAGGCAAATCCTAATAATACACAACATACTCCTTCTACCATTACTGCGAGCGTAATCAAATATGTAGGTGGTTTCATGCCTGTGGGTCAGCCTGACGGTGAGGCCACACTCAAAGTAAAAATTAATAACAGCACATCATATGCGAGTACAAGTGACACGGGAACTCTACTTGTCACCGTTGCGGATGGAACAGAAGAAGTATCGTTCGAACTTTACGTAAGCGATGTGATGGTAGACGAAGAGACGATACCAGTTGTATTTGATGGTACCGATTCAGGAGATATCACAGTTCCACCTAGAATGGAAACTGGTTATGTTTACTACACTGTCGCTCAAGACGCTAATCCTGGCGCACCTTCAGCAACGCAGTTTAACTTTTTAGGTACATCATCATCAGGTACAGATGGTAACTTTACCGGACTATCTCCGACCGGATGGTCTATCAACCCACCGCAAGGGACAAACCTTAACGGCACTTTCTGGGCTGCTAGATTCTCTGCATTCGAAGATTCTTCTGGTAGCGGTGTGGCAACGAATGATAGTGGTAACCTACACTTCAGTACCCCTTTCAAGAACTACTCTTTTAATGGATTAGTTACCTTTCAAAATCTTGACGGGTCTTTGATTGAAGCCGGCACAACACCTACAACCCTTATTGATGGTGGTTTGATTCATACAGGAACAGTTGTTGCTGATAGTATTCGAGCGACCGCCCTAACGGCCATTACCGCACAAATTCAAGAAGATTTGGTAATTACTACAGAAGCCACAAGTATAGATACTACAGACGCTATTGGATATGATTCTGCCGGAGAAAGAATGGTTATTACTGGGGAAAATATCAGAATTTATGATGTTAATAGTACTAGCGAGACTACGGGTCTTCGTGTTAAATTAGGTAAATTGACATGAGTTATGGACTAGAAGTATATAGTGAAAACGATGTAATAGTATGGTCTAGTGGCATAAGGACCACTAATATAGGTGCATTTCAATCGTTTAGTCTATCACCTAACCAAGAACTATTTGTTTCTTGCGCCAATGCAAATGACAATAGTAAAATAAAGATTACCTTTATATCGGGAGCGTTTACTGTATTTCCAACATATCTTGGAATTCAAATAATTAGCAGAACTTCTTCAGGATTTACTCTGAAAGCTTCGACAAGCTTGGGATCTTCGGGAACCGTTATCGCAATGAGGGTATCATAATGGCACACGGCTTACAAGTTAATGGTAGTGACTCTGGCGGAGACTTTTTGGTAGCAGACTCGAATCTAAGTCTGGTTAACCTACAGGTAGTCGCGCATGGTACACAAGATCATGAAATAAATCTAACTAGTGCTTTGTCACCAGGCGACCTTTTATTTGTTAAAAACCCAAGAAATTCAACTGGAGGAACCAGTTTTCCACAACACACCTTTATATGGAATGATGGTTTTGAACGGCAAACCTATACTTCTGGTATACCTCAGTGGTTTGATTGCAGGTTATCTAATAACGATAAAAAAATTAACTTTCACGGCAATATGTATCACCGATTTGAAGGCTCAGCCTTAAACGCAAATCTCAGACTCTATAGGGGTTGGGAAGTCTATTTTGACTGGTTTTTGGTTCGTAGCGTACAAAAAGTATTTTCTGACAACTTGGAAAATTCTGGAGACTATGGACTACAAATACTAACTGAAGGTGGACAAATCGCATATGACTCTAGAGGAGCAATAAACGATAAGACGTTCTCAATTAATGGGTCTATACCACCAACTGGTAACTGGGCAGGGAGAGATTCAAGAACCACCTTTACTTTCGGTGAAGCTGGCAGTTATTGTAATATTGAATGGACTTCTATATCACAATTTACTGGCGTGGAACCTAGAATCCTAGGACTGGGAGTATCAAGTACACAGGCACAAGTATATGCTGGGTTTATTGATAACGAAATGGAAAACATCCAGTGGATTGGAGTTGGGGCCGCGCTGTTCTCTGCTAAACTTTTTACCGGACAACCTTCTGGAACTGATACAACTGGAGGATCTTCGGGGTCAGACGACAGTGAAGGTGATGGAACATCAACTACTCTTAGTGGTTCCATGCAACTTGTAGATTCGAGTGCATTTATGATTGAGGGTAATACTAATGATACTATTACCTACAATGCGTCTACTAGCTCAACGACAGACCCGTTCTATATGAAAGTCTATAGAAATTCAGGTACAGTCGGTAGTGGAGAACTACAAAACACTAGCACTTCGTGGACTGGGTCTACAGGTACTCTAACTATAGGGGTTGATGATGATGCAGATTCAGAGGTAGGTTATCAAGGAGAATCCTTTACGATAAAGTTAAAGCAAGGATTGATAGCAGATGATGCCTCAGGTAACAATTTCATCTTGGATGAAAAAACATTTATCCTATATGACGACGACGGAGGAACGACCCTTGTAGGTGCATCTTCTCAGAAATACACCATAGATCATGATGCTACGTCTGCAACTGTACAGTTCAGTATTTCGACATTGGGTCTGGGTAATTCTACTATTAATGCTAGGATCAGATATGCAAGTGGATCAGTTTCTATAAAAACTTTCACTATGACTAATAGCACAACCAAAAGTGTTGTTATGACCGGAAACTTACCTTTTGAAGGGTTTTCATCAGATTATGTTATGCAAGTCTGGAATGGAGTTACTTGGGCAGATAACGGGTCTCCTTTTACTATCGAAAGAGAAGAAGCACCAAGTACTGGTGGTGGAAGTAACCCAACAAGTAATCCAATCACGACTCCAGCAAATCAAAACATATTATCAAGTGCAACTAGCGCGACAGTAACATTCTCAAATCTAACTAGTGGAGAGAAACTAAGAGTAGTTAGGGCAGACAGTCCAACCAACGTTGCAATGCCTGAGTTTACTATAACTGCTTCTCAGATGAACAGATCCTTTTTAGCTTTCTTACCGAATCAGGGATCTACTAGAACTTACACTCCACAAGTGAAACTTCAGGGAGCGACGACTTGGACAAGTAAGCCAGGTGGTAACTTTACCGTAACCAGAAATGAACCTGCTCCTGGCGGTGGCAATAATGGATTCCCACCAGCTGGCGATGGTGCTGGAAACCCAGACAATTAATAACAAATTAAGAAACATATAGGAAATAAATAAAATGATCAAGTACGTGGCACATGTTGACGTAGAAACCGGAAAAGTAGTTGGTGTAGCTCACCCACAATTTAATACTCCTACTCATCTAAGTATGGTTGGAAACCAGCAAGCAGTTCATATTAGAGATGATAATATGCCTGAAAATTGCGAAGATCCACAAGACTTAATGCGATGCTGGTATTATGACACAGTATCCGATGAGTTCAAATTTGTAGGAGAACCGCCTAATGAGTATGCATCATGGGATGCAAGAGAGGATGGTTGGGTCTGGGATGTACCCTCTATGGAGAAAGATATACGTAGAAACAGAAACTCTTTACTATTGCAATCTGACTGGACCCAAATGCCAGACTCACCTCTTAGTGGTACACAACGCGGAGAGTGGGCAGATTATAGACAAGCATTAAGAGACTTGTTTCAAGAGGTTGATTTTTCTACTATTGATAGCCATGATAAAATCCCTTGGCCGGTCGCACCTTAATATCTTATAAGTATAGTAATAAAATAATTTGAAAAATGTGCATAGACCCCGTTTATGCACATTTTTTTTGTTATAAATAAAGGGGTCATTAACCAATAAACTTTAACTTTAGCTAAAGAGAGACGATATCGTGTCAGCATCTAGTATACCACTAAAAATTAAGAATACCGATGGTGACCTACAGGAATTCACTCCAGCGCAAGAGATGTATCTTGCGGTAAAAGTGGGTGAAGCACTTGCAGAGGCCTCTGCTGGTGATGTCGGTGACATCAGTCTAACCAATGGTACAAACATCGGTTCATTTGTAGATACTTTCTACAACGAACCAGCGGGCACACACCCGATGTCTGCTATCACTGGCACTAGTGTAACCACGACCTTGAAACAGGTTGGTGGTTCTGCAAGTGAATCTGGTTCTGATTTTGCCCGTCCTGTCGGTTATTATGCAGATAATTCTAATCCTGGCTTCTACGAAATGGTAGACTCAGACTTAGATAATCTCACAAATCGTGCACTGAAGAATGTGGAGACCCTAGGTCTTCAGGGTGCATATGAACTTTCAACGTCCTCGCCAGGCAGTGATTGGACCAAACACATCGATGGTGTGTTCTCCGATACTCATGGTGACGGTACAACAACTCAATACCACATCTGGAAGAAAGTTACTTTGGCAACACCACCATCCGGTGTTACCACTACTCGACCAGTTGCAACCGACTATGATGGTTCTTCATCATTCAGCGGTTTCAAAGAAATGTCAGACGCGGAAATCAAGTACACCCTTGGTCAACGTGCTAAATCACTTCGAGCAACAGCAGGTGCGATTGGTTCATACCAGTTGCGTTCATCTGCACAAGGTGCTCCAACTCTAGCAGGTACATGGGTACCACGAGGTTCTGCCTCTAACACCCGTCGTACTATTGTCGATGTAGCATATGCACGTACACGTAACTCAGCTTACACACGTACAAGAATCTCTGCATATACTCGTAACCGTATTTCAACATATACTCGTAACAGTGTAGATACTTTCTCACGTACTTTTGTTGGAGAATATACGGGAGCATATTCACGTGACTTCGTAGGAAATTACGCACGTGACTTCATCGGTAACTATGCAAGAACTCGCGTTTCATCATATACACGTAATAGACTAACTGCATTTACTGGTTATTTTGCCGGTACTTACAACCGTTCACGTGTTTCTACATATGTTCGAAACCGTATCACACCATTTACTGGTACATTCTCACGCAATAGAGTTTCTTCTTATACTCGTGGCCGTGTATCAACTTACTCAGGTACTTACTCACGCAACCGTAGTTCTTCTTACTCAGCAGACTACACTCGCACACGCGTATCAGCATACACCGGAACTTACTCAGGAACTTATTCCCGTAACCGTGTATCTGCATATGCCGGTACCTATTCACGAAACCGTGTATCAGCTTATGCACGTACTAGTACTAGAACTCGTACATCTGCTTACTCAGCAGACTACACCCGTACTCGTATAACTAACTATACCCGTGACCGTGTAACTAACTTCGCAGGCGTTTTCTCTCGTGCACGTGTATCTTCATACACACGTAATCGAGTCACTAACTTTGCCGGTAACTTCGTAGGAAACTATGCTCGTGGATTTGTGGGTAACTACTCACGTGGATTCGCAGGCAACTACTCCCGTGGTTATGCTGGTGATTATGTTGGTAACTACGCTCGTGTTTCTACTCGTACATCTACAAGAACTCGATATTCTGCATACGCACGTACATCAACACGTACTCGTTACTCTGCATATACTCGTGATCGTGTCACTAACTTTGCCGGTAACTTCGTAGGAAACTATGCGACTACCTTTACTGGTGACTTCGTAGGTAACTATTCACGTACATTCACAGGTAACTATGGTGGTGATTTTGTTGGTAACTACGCAACTACCTTTACTGGTGACTTTGTTGGTAACTATGCACGTGGATACGCTGGCAACTATGCTGGTGATTACGTAGGCAACTACTCACGTGACCGTGTAACTAACTTTGCTGGTGATTTTGTTGGTAACTATGCAACAACTTTCACAGGTGACTTTGTTGGTAACTATGCTCGTGGATATGCTGGCGACTTCGCTGGTAACTACGTTGGAGATTACGCAAGAACTTCTACACGTACTCGTTACCAAACATATGATTATACTCGCACGTCGACGCGTACGTCTACTCGTACATTAACTTACACTCGTACACTGTACTATGCTGGAAACTATGTAGGCGACTATGCTCGTAACCGTGCATTCTCATATGTTGGAGATTACTCACGTAACCGTGCATTCTCATATGTCGGTAACTACGGACGTACTCGTACTGGTAACTATACTGGTAACTATGGACGTACTCGCGCCACTAACTACGCAGGCAACTTCGTAGGGAACTACGGACGTACTCGTGCTGCTTCATATGTTGGTAACTATGCTCGTACATCTACACGAACTCGTAATGCAACCTATACTGGTAACTACGGACGTACATCAACCCGTACTCGTTACTCTGCATATTCTCGTGATCGTGTAACTAACTTCACTGGTAACTTTGCTGGAGATTACTCACGTAACCGTGCCGCGACATTGGACTATACAAGAGTATCTACAACGGGAGCTCCATATGTTGGTAACTATTCAAGGACTAGCACAAGAACCTCAGCCGTAGCATCAAACTACACTCGTAGTGTAACGTCGACTCGTACTTCAACTCGTACTTCTGCTGTTACAACTTCTGGTGGATGGACATCATACTTTGGTGTGGCTTCAAACCCAATCTTCGCTGGTGACTCCGCTGGTACGAACATCTACTGGAAGCGTGAATCTGAAGGTGGACTGCACATGCACTCAGTCTTCTGGTTATCAGAAGGTTTCAAGGGAATGACAACTACTACCTCAAGTGGTACTACTAGTATGACTCTTGGTGGAGTAAGTTATGGAAGAGGTACCTTCCTTGGTTACCGTAGCATTTGGGCAGTATATAAAGTAAGACGATACCAAACAGGTGGAACTACTAACTATACTGGCAACTTCGCTGGTAACTTCACTGGTACTGCAACATACTCTCGTACCACTAACTATACTGGTAACTACGTAGGAAACTACTCACGTACTCGTAGTTCAACGTTCTACTATACTGGTAACTACACTCGTGGTGTAACATATACTGGTAACTACGGTCGTACTCGTGCAACTAACTATGCAGGCAACTTCGTAGGTAACTACGCACGTGGATATGCCGGTAACTTTGCTGGAGATTACTCACGTAACCGTGCAGCATCATATGCTGGTAACTTCGTAGGAGACTACAGTCGTACACGTGGAGCATCATATGCTGGTAACTACTCACGAGATCGTGTAACTAACTTCACTGGTAACTTTGCTGGAGATTACTCACGTAACCGTGCATTCTCATATGCTGGGGATTATTCTCGTACACGTACTGGTGCTTACACTGGTAACTACGGTCGTACTCGTACTGGTAACTATACTGGTAACTATGCAAGAACAAGTACTAGAACTTCAACCAATACTGGTTACTACACAAGAACTGGCTATTATGCTGGCGATTATGTCGGTAACTATACTCGTACTCTAGGATACGCTGGTGACTATGTCGGTAACTATGCAAGAACAAGTACTAGAACTTCTACACGTACTCGTTACTCTGCATACGCAAGAACTCGTGTAACTAACTACGTTGGTGACTTTACTCGCAACCGTGTAACTAACTTTGCAGGCAACTTTGTCGGTAACTACGCAAGAACTTCAACTCGAACTTCTACACGTACTCGTTACTCTGCATACGCAAGAACTCGTGTAACTAACTACGTTGGTGACTTTACTCGTACTTCGACTCGTACTTCGACTCGTAACCGTGGCTCTGCTTATGCAAGAACTCGTGTAACTAACTACGTTGGTGATTTCACTAGAGATAGAGTAACTAACTTCGCTGGTAACTTCGTAGGCAACTATGCACGTGGATACGCTGGTGATTTTGTTGGTAACTATGCTCGTGGATATGCTGGCGACTTCGCTGGTAACTATACTGGTGAGTATGCTCGTACTTCAACACGTACTCGTTACTCTGCATACGTACGTAACCGAATTTCGGTATACACTCGTAACCGTAGTTCTGCATATACCCGTGACCGTGTAACTAACTTTGCTGGTGACTTCACTGGTAACTACTCTAGAACTTTCTCTGGTCAATACTCACGTAACTACGCAGGTAACTTTGTAGGTGATTACGTTGGTGACTTTGCTGGTAACTATGTTGGTAACTATGCAAGAGACTTCGGTGGAAACTACGTAGGAAACTACACACGTGGATTCGCAGGAGAATACGTAGGTAACTACTCACGAGGATTCGCTGGTGAATATACTGGTGCTTACTCTGGAACTTACTCACGTAACTTCGGTGGAAACTACGTAGGAAACTACGCACGTGGCTTCGTTGGTGAGTACACAGGAACCTACAGCAACACATTCACTGGTAACTACTCACGTGGATTCTCTGGTCAATACACAAGAGATTTCGCTGGAGACTTCACTGGCAACTATGCAAGAACGTTTGCTGGAGATTATGTTGGTGAGTACGCTCGTGACTTCGTAGGTGACTTCGTAGGTAACTACTCACGCGACTTCGTAGGTAACTACTCACGTGTCCGTGTATCTGCTTACTCAAGAATCCGTAGTTCTGCATACTCCGGTACTTACTCACGTGATCGTGTATCTACATACGTAGGTGACTTCACTGGTAACTACTCACGCGGATTTACTGGT